TCGACATGGACACCGACACATGGAAGGCGGTGCTGACCAATACCGCGCCCACGAAGGCCGGCACATCGGTCATCGGTGACATCACGCAGATCGGCGGCACTGGCGGATATGCCCCGGTGACACTTTCCGGTGTGACGTACACGGAGACCGGCTCTGGCACGGGTATCTGGGAGTTCGACTCCAGCGCGTTCGCCTGGACCGCTTCGGGTGCCGCATTCTCCACGGCCCGCTACATCGCCATTTACGACGACACCTCCAGCAACGACGCTGTGCTGGGATTCCTCGATGCCGGCTCCTTCACGCTGGCCGACGGCGCCACGCTGACTGTCACTCCAGGGTCCAACGGTATCGCGCGCATCACGGTTTCCTGATGTGCCGAATTACCAGATCACCATAGGGCCTCAAAGCGCAGGAACGCTGGACGTATCCGTTCAGGTTACTTCCGTAGTGGGCGGCACGCAGCCGTTCACTTTTCAGCAGCCGTTCAAGCAGGGCGATATTCCGGCAGGCAACTACCCGACGTCGTCAAATGCGACGCTGTACTACACCCCCTGCACGTACTGGTCTGATGGCTCGCTCAGGACTGCGATCTTTTCGGGCGTGTCGACGTTCACTGCCAATGTACCAAAGGCGATTGAACTAGAAACGACCACCGTCGCTCCTAGCGGCAGCAATGTGGCAGAGCCTACTTCCACGACAGCCGTCGTCACTATTACTGGCGATGGAGCTGGTACCTACGCATTGGACGATTTCCTTGGAGTAGATCGCTCCACATGGTCGCTGGGGGATGGCGGATGTGTTCGCAGCATCCTCAATCCAGGAATGTCTGAGTTCCACTACTACATCCCAACCAGTGACGCGCATCTCACTTTGTGGGCCTACGTTCGCCAGTACGCAAGCGGCGCGCGGGAAATTGAATTCGCCATTGAGAATGGTTGGCTGAATGTCTCCTCCCCAGGCGGAAAGACTTATTCAGTTGACATCCAGATCAACGGTTCATCCGTTTACCAGAATGACTACGTTACCTATCAGAACTTTTCTGAAAAGACGAGTCAGACCACATCATCCATCGTATTCGCCGGGGATCACGAACAAGACTTTGAGGTTGGCACGCTATTCTTCGTCAATGGCAGCACTGCAACCATGTACGAAGTGGATGCGGTCGATTACAGCGGCGGACTGACAACAGTCGACATCGTTAGCGGATCGCTGCCAACCGTTACCCGCATAGATATCTGGCGTCATTGCCATCACACTCGCTGGTCGTGGGTCGCATGGGAAACCACCGATCCACAAATCACATTCACGCAAGATCCTGCGTACCTTCGCAACACGAGACTGTTGCCGAATTACCCCTACCAGAATCCAACGTCTGCTGCATTCTCTGGACTGGCTTCCGCCTATAACCCAGTGCCATTCACCATCGGCAATTGGTCCCCCAGCATGGGAGACGCGGGATACCAGCCACCCATCGGCTTGCTGCCTCAGTGGGAGACTGTCTATGTAGCGAGCGGGGATGAGCAGGCACTGGCTGCGGTACTTTCCAATAGTCGTTGCGCAGGGCGTTGGGGTATCTATTATCGCGACGAGACAACGGGTCGCGCCCCTATCGCTTCGGACTATCCGGGGATGACGATGGGATCTGGATGGGGCACCCCTCCTCCAGCAGCGACCGGAGGCGCTCCGGGCTGGGATACACCTCACTGCCCATCAAACGGATATCTTGCGTACTTGGTCGAGGGCCGCTGGTCGCAGCTCGAATCGCAACAATTCGCGGCGATATATTCCTTTTTGGACAGCAACCCAACCTATCGGCTCAATGGGGCCGGTACTACAGGTCTTGCGCTTGCCTGCGTCAATAGCCCAATCACGACTCGCGGTTGGGCTTGGGCCTTCCGCAACATTGGACAAGCTGCTGGCGCTACGCCAACCGTTGGCCTCGCGACCCCGGATGCCGCCGTTCAAGAATCGCTTGTTGAAATGGTTCAAGACACGGCCAGTTGGAACAAAGAGCGGTATATCACTGGATCGCTCTATAGCGACGCCTTCCGCAACGACGTCGGCTGGATTGGTCAATATGATCGGTATTCAGGCGGCAGCATCCCATCAGACGAATGGTATGGCGGCGCGTGGATGGTGCGATTCCAAGGCATGGCCTTGGGACATGTCGGGGAATTGGGGATTGAAGGGGTTGACGTCGACCTTGCAGACGTTCGCGATTTTGTTCTCAAGGGGGTTGTGGATGACATCAACCAGAGCAACACGATCTGGAATTATCAGAACGCCAACACCTATGACCGTCCGTACCTGAAGGACTCTAGCGACCCAAGTGCTCCTGTATTCATGACGAATGCTGAGGCGTTTGCCAGTTACAAGTCCACATACTCGCTGGATACCCTTTCCACCGATCTGTGCGGCGCCATCAAAAAGCACGGATCCAACGATGATATGGAGCCGGGTGACACTGATAACAGCGGCAATGGATACGCATCCACTGTCGGTTCCTGTCTCGCGTTCGCAAAGGATGCTTTGGTGGCTGGCGCTTCGGACGCCTTTACGTTCCTCACCTTGAGTTCCAATTGGTACGCTGGGGCGATGGGTGCTTCTGATGCGCCTCAGTTTGCCATCTGGCCTCGCAAGCTACCTACTTACCTCGGAGAGCGGTACGAGTGGGTCCAGTTGCCGGGACCCAGCACGTTGACTTACCCGAGTCCGGCGGTGCCTGGCTCAAATCCATACGGCAGCATCTGGGATGCGTGGGGCGGCGGATGGCTACGCACGCTGGAGAGCATTTTTGGTGGCTGGGGCGGCGGCCATGCTGATGGATCCTTTAATGGAATAATGGGGATACGGTTGGAGGTGAACTCGCCAGCGTGGGAGTTCTTGTTCTCCGGCACACCCGCCGCAGACATCATCCCGAACTCATATCTTTATCTGGATGGCAACCCTGCACCGATTCACGGATATTGCTTTGAAATGTGGGATAACAGGAGGGATCAGCTCCGCATCTTGGCAAGGGGGCAGTATGACGTAGGCGGATTTTCCGCCGCCAACTACACATGGACGTATGGTGAGGCAGACTGGGATGCAAACACTATCTACTCTGTGGACAGTGGCACATGGAAGTACAGCCAGCCTATCGCACAAGCTCCGAACTGCGACGTCTACTGCATCAACGAGTGGCGGCGCACGAAGTGGGAGAATGGAGTGCCAGGAACATGGACCACTCCGATCCCAGATGCTGGCATTGCTATCCAGGACAACAGCAACGCTCTATTCGACATACGCCGGAGGCTGATGGTTTCATTCGGCATGAACGATCCTGACGTGTACACATGGAATGTGGACACTAACGCCAGCGGACTGGAGACGCTGACTGGTGCGGACGCCGCTGATCTGTGCTACCCAAGGGAAGGGGTTGGCACGGCGTATGACCCGGTTCAGGATCTGTACTTCGTCTACCCCGGTCGCGGGGAGATTTACAAGGTAGACCCAGCGAACAATTTCCTGGTGACGAAGCTGGATGTGACCGGGGAGAAGCCGCCAGACACCTATAATCCAGGGACCAAGGCGCCGAACGTCTACGGCAAGTTTCAGTTTGCCCCGATTTTGAGTTCTGTTGTTCTGCAACCTGCCTTTGGTACCTCACTGTTTGTCATGAAAGTGAGGGCCATCTAATGGCAACCAATACTCTTACCGCCACGCTAGATGGTGGCGCGAATTTCACCATCCCAACGATTGGTGCGCTGACTGCTAACGACTGGGCGAGCTGGGGAGATGGCACTACAGGGACTGCCTCTACCACTCCTACCGACACAAAATCCGGTGGTGGCGGAACCATTAGCCTTAGTGTGTCCGCAGCTTCCTTCAACAACTATAACGCCTATTCCCTACACCTCAAAAGCTGGACAGGTGGAACTCCAAATGCGAGCGGCACAAACGTCGATGCCGCCGTCTATACGGCGGACCCATCTGGTACGCAATCGTGGGTCATCACGGCCCCTGCAAGCACTGCGGAACGCAAGCTTCGTATCTGGATAAACACACAGAACACGGTAGCGACAGCTTCTCTTGTAGCGCACTTATCCGATAGCTCTGCCGCCGACTCATCCGACACGACTACTTTTATTACTGGCTCCTTTGCGGATAAGCCTGGGTATGTTGATGTTGTCTATGCCGCTGGGAGTGCGGCGCAAACACTCACTGTGACTTTTACCGGAATCTCCGCTGGTGGTTCAAGTAATTGTTCTATTTGGGCGGCTGCATGGGCATATACGTCAAGTCCTGATGTTGATGTAGACATAGACACAGCCGGCGCTATGGGAATTGCCGGCCAAACGGTCAACACGTCCATCTCCGGCGATGATGTCAATGTGTCGATTGACACCGCAGGAGCGCTTACCATTGCCGGCCAGGCTGGCTTTGACGCCACGATAGATATCTCCGTTGGCATCGGAGCAATGACTATCGCCGGGCAGTCGATGACGGTTGCGACGGCTGGCAACATCAGCGTGTCGATTGACACCGCCGGCGCGCTCACCATTGCGGGACAGACGGTTGCCGTCGCGTCTACGGTTGAAGTGCCGGACGTGGTTGGCGACGATCAGGCCACTGGCACCGCAACGCTCGAAGGTGACGGGTTCGTGGTGTCCGTGCAGAATGCCTACAGCGCATCGGTCGCTGCAGGCGACATCATTAGCCAAGATCCGGAAGCCGGCGAGCAGGCGAATAGCGGATCAACGGTCATCATTGTAGTGTCATTGGGCACCGCACCAGCGCAAGGCGATCAGGTGCGTGACGGTCGCCGCCGCGGTCGCGTCATCCAGTTGTTCGGGAGAGGGTAAATGGCTGCGACCACAGCGAACGACATAATTTTGGGAGCCTTGAGGTTCGTCAACCAGTACAGCCCCGGCGAGTCACTGGACTCCGCCGACGCGAACGATGCGCTGGAGACGTTGAACGACTTGCTGGAGTCGCTTTCAACTGACGAGGCCAGCGTCTACGCCAGCAATGAGAACGTGCTGCAGTTCGTCGCGAATCAGTACATCTACACCATCGGAAACTATGACGCTGGGCAGTTCGCAGGCACCGTGACCAATGGATCACCAACGATTACGGGCGTAACCGTGCCTGCGGATATGGTGATCAATGGCGACCTGACCGGAAGCGGCATCCCTGACGGAACCACGATCCTGTCATTCAACGCAGGCGCGAACACCGTCACCATGTCGCAGAACGCGACCGCCTCACCCGGCGCGCAGCAGATCAGCTATACCGTATGCGGCGACTTCAAGCTGCCGCGGCCACTGCGCGTCACCGAGAGCTTCACGCGCATCACAACGAGTGGCAGTTCTCTGGACTATCCAATCGAAGTTGTGTCGCAGCAGCGGTACGTTGAAATCGGCTACAAGGCGATCTCAGCGCCGTGGCCGATCATCGTCTGGTACAACCCCACGTACCCACTCGGCACGCTGTACTTCTACCAGAACCCGTCCGGTGGCGGTGCGTTGCACTTGTTCACGGACCTGATCCTATCGAACCTGCCAGACCTGACGACGCAGGTAGTGATGCCGCAGGGCTACACGCGCATGCTGAAGCGCATGCTGGCGCGCGACCTAGCTCCGGAGTACGGGGCGATATGGACGCAGCAACAGGAACGCTTGACGAATGAGGCTTACAAGATGGTGAAGTCGCTGAATCAGGTGCCGGTGCCGGTTGCGAAGTACGACACGGAACTCACGCAGCGTCAGAGTGTTGACGCGGGCTGGATTCTTTCTGGTGGATTCAGGTGAGTTACCAAGGTGGAGATTTGGGCTGGTGCGGCGCGAGCTACACCGCTGCTGATCCCTATCAAAATCGGCAAAGAACGCTCAACAGATATCCGGAGTATTCGCAGAGCGATAAATCGAAGACTCCCTGTGCATTGCTCGGGGCGCCCGGACTCAACGCGCTGTTCAATGTGGCGGACGGCGGGACTGGCGAGGTGCGCGGTTCGTGGGTGCTTCCTGGCAGCACGCGCGCTATTGTCGTGTGCAAGAACATCGTGACGCTGGTGCAGATGACCGTTCCCGCGACACAGACCAGCATCGCGCAATTCTCGGTGTCGGTCATTTCAACCGCGCTGCTGACCAACAACGGGCCGGTGTGTATTCGCGACAACGGCGAAGGAGGCTATGCCGTCATCGTGGACGGGCCTTACGGTTACCTGATCGAGTTGGCGACCATGACGCTGACGCAGATCACGGACCCCGCATTCTACGGCGCTGACCGCGTGGCATTCATCGACGGCTGGCTGATCTTCAACAAGCCCGGCACGCAGATTTTCTACACCACCGGCCCGACGCCGTTCACGGTGACATTCCCCGGCGCATTCTTCGCGCTCAAGGATTCTTCATCGGACAACCTCATCACGCTCATGGAGAATAACCGCGAACTGTGGTTGATCGGTGAGCGCACGTCCGAGGTCTGGTACAACGCAGGCGGCGCGAACTTCTCTTTCTCGCGCATCCCTGGCGTGCAGCCGCAGATCGGATGCTCGGCGGTAAACTCCATAGCCCGTCTTGGTTCATCTCTGGTGTGGCTCGCGCTCAGTGAGCGTGGAGAAAATATCGTCGTCGCCACCAATCAGTACAGCTATGACACAATTTCAGACCAGGCGATGGCCTATCAGGTATCTACATACCCGCTGATTTCAGATGCCATCGGCTTTGTGTACGAGGAAGGGGGCCATACGTTCTACGTGCTGACTTTCCCTACCGCCGACAAGACATGGGTTTACGACGCAACGGCAAGCGCCTTGGCTGGCAGACCGCAGTGGCACGAACGGGCCTCTTTCGAATCGGCTACCGGCGCCTTCCATCGATTCCGCGGAAATTGCTTCATGAACTTCCAGAACCTGCGCATGGTGGGCGACTACCAGTCCGGAGTGATGCAGCACATGAGCCGGGAGTATTTCTCGGACAACGGCGCGCCACTCATTGCGCTACGCCGTGCGCCGCATGTCTGGAACCGCGAGAACCGCAAGCGCATCTTCCATGCCTCCATGCAAATCGAGTATGCGGCAGGAGTTGGATTACAGAACGGACAAGGCTCAAATCCGCAGGCGATGCTGCGGTGGTCTGACGACGGCGGCGCTACGTTCGGCACCGAACACTGGACTGGCATCGGGCAGGCCGGACGCACCAAGAATCGGGCGATGTGGCGCCGGTTGGGGCAGGCACGCGATCGGGTGTATGAAGAGCGCATTTCCGACCCCGTGCGGCGGGACATCGTCGGCGCCACGCTGTTCGCGCAGGGCGAGGTCGAAAGTGGCTAACCAGTTCAACAAGCTGCCGAACTTCACCACACCCCTTTCCGATGGAAAGGTGACGCTTAAAGAATGGTATTTCTTCTGGGCTGGCCTGTTCCGCGGACTTCCTCCCGGCAACGTGGAACCGCTGACCCTTGACCCATCCCCATTCATCTTCAGTGCGCCAGCGAAGGGCTTTGTGCTACTCTCGGGCGGCACCGTGTCTGCGGTGGCCTTCTCCCGTGATGGCGTCACCTATTACGCCACCGGAGAGACTGCCGGCCAGTTCACGTTGAGCGCACAAGATTTCCTCCGAGTCACCTACTCGGTCGCGCCAACCATGACATTCGTGCCCACATGACACCCATCGAAAAACTGCAAGCCGCGATGCTCGCTCACCAACAGGTGGAGATCGAGACGCATCACCAGTTTTCCGGCGGCGTGTACGCGCGCAGCTGTGTTTGCGTGGCCGGAACGCTCATCGTCGGCAAGGTCCACAAGCACGACCACTTCGTCGCCATCCTCAAGGGTCGCGTGACGATTGCCGATGAGAACGGTTCCAGCGACTACGCCGCGCCATCCATTATCGCGTGCAAAGCGGGCACAAAGCGCTCGCTGTACTTCCATGAGGATGCGGTATTCGCCAACTTCCACCGCACTGACGCGGTAGAGATCGAGGCGGCAGAAGCTGACCTTGTGGAGCCTGACTTCACGTCGCCATTTCTGCCGGGCAACAAACTTCCCGCCCTGGAGCAAGCGTCATGTCATTCATAGCCGCCGCACTCATTGGTGGCGCAGCAATCGGCGGCGTCACCTCCCTGATCGGTGCAGATCAGCAATCCGACGCAGCGCGCCGCTCTGCCAACCTGCAAATGGACCAGTTCGGCACGCTCAACGCGCAGCAGCAGCCGTTCATCCAGTCTGGATATGGCGCGAATCAGCAGCTCCTGCAACTGCTCGGCATTGGTGGCAAGCCGGGCGGAATAGGTGATGTGGGTACGCCGCTCACCTTCGATCAATGGGCCGCGCAGAACACGGTGCCGGGCACAAAGGGCATCGTGGGTCGCTTGACCGGACAGATGACGGCGCCGGATCGCACCGGCTATGACGCCTATCTGGCCGGCTTCCAGCCCGGTACTGCACCGAACAGCGACGCAGCGGACTACGGATCCTTGCTGCGGCCCTTCGATGTGGAGACCTTCAACCAGTTCAAGGACCCAGGCTACAACTTCCGCCGGCAGCAGGGCGAGCAGGCGGTGCTGAACAGCGCTTCCGCAGGCTCAGGGGCCATGTCCGGCGCCGCGCTCAAGGACTTGCTGGCGTTCAATTCGGACCTGGCGTCGACCGAGTACGGCAACGCCTTCAACCGCTATCAGACGCAGCAGGGCAATATCTTCCAGCGGCTGTCGTCGCTCACCAACCTCGGCCAGAACGCCGCGGCGAACGTGGGACAGCAGGGCACCGCGCTTGCCACCGGAGCCGGCCAGTCCATCACGAACGCAGGCACGGCAGCGGGCGCGGGCACGGTGGCGGCAGGTAACGCGCTGGCGGGTGCCGGCACCAATTACTGGCTCAGCCAGATCCTGAAGCCTTCTGCTGGGGGCGGCTGATGGAACCCGTCGCCGCAGGTTCGCGGACCCCTGACGTGCTGGAGCGGCTTTCGTCCGTTCTGGCGATCAAGGCGCAGCAGCAGGGGCTTGCTGGCCAGGCTGCCGAGGTCAAGAGCGCGCAGCAGTCGCAGAAGCAGCGCGCGGCGCTCGCGGCCTACGATTTCAGCAAGCACACCGGGGACGATGGCACGCCGGACATCAATTCGATGGCGATGGACCCGGAGCTGCGCGCCGCTGCCGGGGACCAGTTCCTTGACGTGATTGGCAAGGCTGCCGGCGTCAAGCAGCAGCAGTATGACAATATGCGTACGATTGCTGCATTGCGGGGCGATCAGCGGAAGGCCTTCGGCGAGCTGATGAACGGCCTGCGCGGCGACCCGGACGTTGTGGCAGATAGTGACGCAGGGCGTCAGAAAGTGACGCAGGCCATGCTCCAGTTCGGTGAGATGTATGGCGAGAACGCCTACCCGGTGCTCAAAGCCTATTCGGGCCAGTTGCAGAGCGTGCCGAAGGGGAAGCTGGCCGATGCCTTGAAGTCGGTCGGAATGCAGTCTCAGGCCGTCGAGCAGCAGGTTGCAGGGCTTGAGGGTCGCTTTGTGGACACAGGCGCCAACCTGCAGCAAATCGGCCCCAATGCGGCCCCAGGCGCTCCCTTGATCATTCCCAAGACCATTCCGCCGGGTGTCAGTGTCATTGAGGACCAAGCTGGGGCGAAGTTCCTGCTGAATCCGCAGAAGAACACGGTCACGCCCGTAGGAACTGGTCGCGGCGGAGTATCGCCCAGTGCGGCGCCGGGAACGACCTTCCAGCAGCCGACCTACCCCGGCCAGGCGGAAGATATCAAGCACAACCAGGAAGAAGTCCGCAGCATTCGACTGGCCGCGGATCAGGCGCCGACGCAGGCGAACACCTTCCGCAACATCCTGAAGCTGTCGGATTCGACCAACACCGGCCCACTGGTCAAGTTCTTTCAGGACACCAAGATTGGCGGGCAGGCGTTTGGCGACAACTATCAGGAACTGGCGAAGTACCTGGAAAAGAACGCCATCACGGCCATGCAGGCGATGGGCGCACCGGGCAGCGATTCGCGGCTCGCGGCGGCTGTGGCGGCAAACGGCTCGACCGGCTTCAATCCGCAGGCGTTGCGCGCGGTGACACAGTTCAACTATGCCGCGAATACCGGCCTGGAGATGTACCGCCGCGGTCTGGACAAAGCCATCGGGACCACGAACCCGAACTACGTCAAGCTGCCTGAGTTCAAGTCCGCATGGGCGCAGAACTTCGACATCGATGCGCTGCGGCTCGAAAACGCCGTGAAGGATGGCGACAAGAAGGCGCAGGCGGAAATACTGGAAAGCCTGAGTGCCGCGCAGAAAAAGGATCTCGCCACCAAGTTGCGCAACCTCGAGGCGCTTTCGACCACGGGCAAGCTGCCGTGAGCCAAGCCGCAGACCTTCTGGAAAGGTCCGCAGAGGAGCAGCCGGCCACCGCACCGGCTGCGACACGAACTGCTGCAGATTTGCTGGACGCATCCGCCAAGGGCGAACCGACTGATGCGCTGACCGGATACCGTCCGCCAGCGCCAAAGACTTCCCTGCAAGACCTGATGTTCCGCGACGAAATGTCGCCGGAAGCAGCCGAAAAAGCGGGGAAGTTCATCGCTGGTCTGCCAGAACTTGCGCTGTCCAGCGTGACCGCATCCGCCGGGACTCTCGCGGATGTGTTCACCAATTCACCGATTGGAAAACACGACTGGATGTATCAGCCGCGCACCGAGCCGGGCAAGTTCACGCAAGAGCGGGTTGCTGCGGTCATGGAGCCTGTCACAGGGACCATCTCTGCAGCATGGGATAACCTGTTTGGACTCGGCCCAAAGTCGCAGGCGATCAAGAAAGAAGCCGCAGACGACCTGAACATCGCCGGCTCTGCTGCTGGCGCTGCCATCCTGCTTCGCGGCGGACTCGGCGCCGCAGCTAAGTCAAAGGAGCCGCGCCTCGTCGCGCCTGGAGAATCCCCAACCGCCGCGCCGCAGCCAGTTGTAGAGCCGATACCAGCGCGAGCAGTCGCAGAGAAGCCCGCCACCATGACCGCCAGCGGCCACCCGCGCGCCGCGTTCTGGGAGCCAGCAGATGATGCGGCGAAGATTGTGGATTCAGAGCCGGTGCCGGGTGGAGTCGATCCCGCCTATTCGATGGATCGCGCGCAGATTCTGGATCGGGTCGGATTGGAGAAGGCGCGCGAATCCGCGCTGGCCGGCGATGCGCAGCGCGCGGCGACGGACTGGCAGATGAAGAAGTTCGATGAGCCGGCGGGCCGCGCTGCGTTCGAGCAATTCGAAGCCGAAAAGCAGGCGCTGAACAACTTCGCCACAAAGATTGTCGATAAAACCAAGGGGACGCGCGGACTGGATGAGGAAACGCTCAACAGCCGCGGACAGACTATCGCGCAGCCGTTTGACCAGTTGCGCGACTGGTTCAAGGAGCAGCGCCATACGCTGTATCAGAAAGCGGACGAGCGCAGCGGCGGCCATCCTGTCGTGCAGCCGCTGTCGCTTGAGGAAATGCTGGGCGACCGCTCCTTCAACAACCAGATGACCGCGCGCGGGCAGACGCACTTCGTCAACGGTATCCGCGCGGAACTGGATCGGTTCAAGGAAGCCAATGGCGGAGCGCTCACGGTCAAAGAGGCAGAGCAGTTTCGTCAGTTCCTCAATACGCTATGGACTCCGGATACCAGCGCTACCATTGGCCGCTTGAAGGGCGCGCTGGATGAGGATGTGCTCAAGGGTGCGGGTGAGGATATTTATGGACCATCCCGCCTCATGGTTCAGATGGAGAAGCAGACGCTGGATAACCCCAACGGGATAGCCAAACTGTTTGACGTGGACCCAAAGAGTCCGATCAATCGCTCGACCTCACTGGAGAAAATCCCCGACACACTGAATCGCCTGTCACCGGATCAGTTCTCCAATGTCATCAAGACACTGAAGGCGATGCCGGAGCAGTTGCAACCCGCATCGCAGTCCGCTATCGCGGAGATCAAGGCGCATCTGGCGAACAAGATCATGGAAGCTGGTGCCAAGACGCAGGGCCAGTGGAATGCGGCGGCAGTATCGGACGTACTTCGCAAGAACTCTGCCAAGCTGCGCACAGCATTCGAAGATCAGCCGGAAGTGCTTGCCATGCTGCAGGATTTGGACTCCGCTGGCCGCATCCTGAAAGTGGATCAGTCCTACCCCGGCGCATCGGCGCAGGCAGCCAATGCCATGAAACGCGGATTCCTGTCGCACGCGGTATCCAAGTCTGCATCCGGTGCGGGCGCATGGGCAGGAAGTTCGCTCGGGCCGCTTGGCACAGTGGGCGGTGCGATGGGCGGGGAATACTTGGGGAGCAGGCTCGGTGGATCAATGGCAGAAAAGAAAGCACTGGCGACCTGGGACAAATCTTCTGTCGCTCTCAAAGAGCTGCTTAAGGAACGTGATCCGAGTTCTTGGGTTCGTAAATGAGCTACTTCAAGGGAGAAAGCGCCCACAACCCGACGAGCGCAAACAGGATGGCGGCAGCGCCGAAGGTCCAGAATACAACTCGCCGAAACGGCCTGTTGACCGCAGCCATGAACGTGATGCCGAGCGCGAATATCCATTCCATGCTGGTAACTCCATGACCACTACGCTTTCCCCCGTCCCAAAGCTGCAGTTCTTCACGAACGACGGCAAGCCTGCGAACGGCTACAAGTTATTCACGTATATCGCTGGAACCTCGACAAAGCTAGCCACCTACACCGATTCCACTGGCGGGACGCCGAACAGCAACCCGATTGTGCTCGATTTCAGGGGTGAGGCACGCGTATGGCTGCCCCCCAATACGCCGTACAAGTTCGTGTTTGCGCCAGGAACTGACACGGACCCGCCAGGCTCGCCTATCTGGACCGTGGATCAGGTACAGAACGCGCAGCTTCTGACGCTTTACGGCGGCGTGGATACCGGAACATCCAACACGTATCTGCTGAACTTCGACGCTAATTTCTCCGGATATGAAGATGGAATCGTTGTCTATTTCGTGCCCGCGAATACCAACACTGGCCCGTCTGTTGTTGGCATTAATGGACTGGGCGCGGTCCCAATCGTCACGCAGACCGGCGTCGCCGTTTCCGCGGGGCAGATAGTACAGAATCAAGTCGTGTCCATGATCTACCTGGGCGGATCGTTCAGGCTGCTTACTGGCACCACGTTCAGTGGATTTTTCACCGGCACGCTGACTGGCATGACTGCCACCGTTACCGGGACGTTTTCATACCGCGTAAGCAACGGTATCGTGACGCTAAACCAACAGAGCGGCGGCAATATCACCGGAACATCCAATGCCACGACGATGACGCTGACAGATCTGCCCGACGTGATCTCAAGCCCGCAGAATCAGGTTTATGCAGTGTGCGACAAGCTGATCGACAACTCGGTGGAATGCTACGGCTCTGCGGTAGTGGCTGGATCGACGGTTTCATTCCGCGTAGCAACGGTGTCTGGATCAAAAGTTGTGGACGGTGCCTTCACAAATTCCGGAACCAAGGGCATCGCTGAAGAATGGGGATTGATTTACCAGTTATGAACCTCTCCCCTCTACCCGTACTGATTAACGCGCTTGCTTCTGTCGAGGATTCTTTCGACAGGAAGTCCGGCTGCGTAACGCATACGAAGTCGGCAATACGGAAGATTAAGTTCTTTCGCCCATCTCGCCAGAGTCATCGTCTTCCCGTCGAGCGTCAGAACAATATTGTTGGTTCTATTGTTCATTTGCGCATCACGAGTGGCCCATGTGCAATTTTCAGGACAGTAGTCGCCATCATTGTCCATGCGCTCAATCTCATGCCCATCTGGCGGAAGTCCCATATCTTCAAAGAATGCCTCGAAAGAGGACCAGCGCTCGCAGACCTTGATCCCGCGTCCGCCGTAGTCGGGGAAGCTTTTGACGTTCGGATTGCTGCATCTATTGATCATTGCTCGCCAGCGCCTGTAAACCGGGCTGTTGCTCATTCCATGCGTTCTGCTTCGTTTTCCGACAGAAGTCCTGCTTCCGAAGCATCCACAGGATTTTGTATTGCCAGATCGAAGATCTGCCGTCCTAGCAATAGAGACATTTCCGCAGTCGCATTGACACCTCCATCTGGACGGAGGTTCGCTCAGACGAGCAACAGCAATAAGATTCCCAAATCTATGTCCACGGATATCTATGGTTTCCATGCCGTAACTATACAGGAACTTGCATGTAATGGCTAATCTGAGCCCATTGCCGGTCCAGCAGTTTTTTACGAACAACGGGAAACCTGCGGTCGGTTATCTTCTATTTACATTTGCCGCAGGGACCTCAACCAAGCAGGCGACCTACACCGATTCTTCAGGCGGTCAGCAGAACACCAACCCCATCGTGCTCGACTTCCGCGGCGAGGCGAATGTCTGGCTGGACCCTGATCTCACGTACAAGTTCGTGCTTTCGCCTGCCGGTGACACCGATCCGCCGACGCATCCGATATGGACCGTGGACAATATCCCAGGCACCACGGAGCTGACGCAGGATCAGTTCAATGCGCTGCTTATCGCAAGCGCACCATTCAAGCGCACCCCGCAGGAGATTGCATATGGAATCACGCCGGTCAATTACACGATCCTGAGTCATCAGGAACTGGGGCACGTCAGTCCATTGCGATATATGACGGTTGCAATGATGAACGACATCATCTCGGGAACCGGCAGCCTCGATACCGCAGCCATCTATAATGCGGTTTGGGAGTTTGCGGCAAGCGCCGGGCTTCCAACATCCATCCCCGCAGGCAGATCTCGTATCTCAAGCGGATTGACCGTGCCGCAGGGTGACGGCTTCACTCTATTCGGGTTCGGTGACAAGTCGGTCATCGCCCCATCCGGCACGTTCAGCAAGGCCCTGACCATTGGCAATGGCGCATCGCAGTCCATTCGCGGTCACTACAGCGATTTCCTGATCGATTGCCTGACTGGCTCACCAACCATCGAGTACGGAATCTACTTCGAGCGTGGTGAGGAACTGAACTTTGACCGCGTGAAGGTGTGGGGCGCGCGGGTCATGGGCTGCTCAAATGGGTTCGGATACGTCAACAACTACACTCAATGTGAGTTCTCATATGGCATCGGTACCTCCGGATTCGGCGCCATTGGACTTGGCACCAACCAAGTAGTCGGAGCTGGTGGAAACAACTCAATCAACGTGACCAATTGCCTGCTGTTCGACAATGACGGGTTCGGCCTCTGGGCCAGGGGCGGATATAACATCAATATCCGTGGCAACACCATTGAAGAGAACAAGAAAGGGGGTATCTATCTGGATGGGTGCGCGGCGTCAGGCATCCGCGAGAACTACTTCGAGGACAACGGCGCTACTGGCTACGTATTCACAACGCCGTCCAAGACGATCAAGGCGGACATCATCTTGGTCGGAAATGGCGTTGCGGCGGAGATGGGCAATGCTTTCCCATGCCACGGGGTTTCCGTTGAAAACTGCCACAGTTCAACCGTCAACACGCAAACATGCTTTGTGTGGAATGGCGGATGTAATGATCTGGAGATCAACAATTGCACCACCAACCAGCCAACTGTCCCGCTGCTTGGCGAGTGCTACAACCCAGCCTACAAGGGAATCGGAACGACAATTCGCGGCTGCACGGACTTCGATACGCAGGTGCTTGTCACCGACGCATCTTCTGCGATCAACAACGTCAATGCGGCCTACTTCGAGATATTTGCGCCGACACTGAACTTCCAGGCGCGCAACTATGCACTGACCGACTTCAACCAGTGGGGCGTCGTAGTTAGCGGCTCTGCTGGCACGTTCCGCCGCAGTCAGTCCGCAAGCCTGTACCGCCTTTACAGCCTTGACGTGTGGGAGATCAATTCCAGCGCCGTTGGGTCTGGCGACACTTTCGGATTCTCGCTGGATGCAGCTCTATATCCGGAATTGGTTGGTAAAACGTTGTGGTACGGCCTCTGGTGCTACGCCCCGGATGCGGACCCGTATGTGGTTCCGTACTGCAGCGAACAGACTTTCAACAACAACCCGACGACTGCTGCAACATGGGTTCTTGCTGGCGTTTCGTTCACATGGCCTGCATCGGGAACCATCAACTTTGGTGCGTTCAAGTCAGGCGGAACCACCGGATCTACTTACGTGTCGGCGCCGATGCTGTGCGTGTTGGGAGTGCCGTCTGACGACGCCATTGCACTCATTCAAAAATCGCGCATCTGGTATGGCACCGCCGCGCCGACAACTGGCACATGGGAGCGCGGCGATACAGTTCTGAACACATCACCCTCATCTGGAGGGCCGCCGGGCTGGGCATGCACGACCGCCGGAACCCCAGGAACGTGGAAAGCACAGGCAGACCTCGCATGAACGAATCACTGATAAAGCCCCACCATAAGACGATCACTCTGTCGGCTATCGTGTCGGTGATTGTGATATGCGGCGCGATCATCCCGGTCGCTGGTGTCGTGCTGTCGCCGTGGCTGGTTGGTGTCATGGGTCGCGCGATGGCCGGCGAGATTCAGGATCAGGCACGCCAGCAAACGCTACCGCTGACCACTGGATTTAAGGTGCTGATCCAAGCGAACATCAATCGACTGCAAGAAGAGGTCGATGATCTGGAATTCACGCAATCCGACTCGCGCACCAAGACCTCGGCGAACGCCAAAAAACTCGCCAGCAAACGTCGCGAGCTGGCGGAGCAAGTCTCCGCGCTACAGGCGATCAGAGACGCGGAGAAGCCGAGGAAAAGAAATGACTGAAACACTGGGCCAGAAGCAACGCCGATTCGCCAAGCATGTCGCTCGTCTCATCGACAAGGCGCATGAGATGGGCTACGAGGTCACGCTAGGTGATGCCTACCGAGATGCGCGCGCATTCGGACCTATGGGTGAAAGAATCGCTTATGGCAACGCTTTCAGTTGTCACAAGCTAAGGCTCGCTATCGACTTGAATCTGTTCAAGGGCGGAGAATTCCTGCAGTCCACCGAAGACCATCGAAAACTAGGAGAATGGTGGGAGTCGCTCGGTGCGGATCACTGTTGGGGTGGAAGGTTCGAAGACGGGAATCACTACAGTTTTACTCACGAAGGTATTAAGTAGCATGAAATATCTTAAATGGATCTGGTCGCATCGCACAAAAACCATCGGCTTTGTCAGCGTGGTCCTTGGCGTTTTGGCGACTTCAACCGCGATCCCTGAGGGCTGGCTCAAATGGTTTGTGCTGGCGAACGGCCTTGTTACGGCAGCGGTCGGCTTCTTCAACAGCCAGCGCCCGGCGCCAGTGCAGGAAAAGTGATTCCCCATCTCTACCTAGCCGGCGCAGTGGCTTCGGCAACCTTGGCGGGTGGTTTTGCGGCTGGCTGGAAGGTCAACGAATGGCGCAACGATAGTCAGGCGCTGGCTATCGAGCAGGCCGCTCAGAAAGCCTCAGAATCGGCCACAGCAGCCGCTGTCGCGGCAATCAAAGGGATCGAGGTCAAATATGTCACCATCCGCCAGAATGCCGAGACGATCACTCGCGAAGTGCCTGTGTACCGCGACGGTACTTGCAACCATGACCCTCGGATGCGCGACACCATCAACCAAGCCCTCTCGGGACCGAACGGCAGTACAACTGGCTTGCCCGGAGAAGTTCGCGCCCCTGTCCGATGACAGCTTCGGCGCCACCTCTGTCAAGCTGATAGAGGTGCTTGGGCAATACTGGAAATGCCGGGCGGCAGCGGTCGCAGAGTAGTCAGCCCTGCTCATCCCGTGGAGTAAGAGTCATGCTAATTCCCCGGAAGCAGCAGGTATTCCTGCTTCGGCATGTCTGACCGTGAGTTCTGTATCCAGCCGTCCGGGCGCGGCGCGCATAGCTTCACCACGTCGATCTCTTTCGCTTCCAGCAGGCATTGCTCGCTGCAGCAGCGGTACGCGACCTGAATATCCTGCGGCTTGGTTTGCAGGAACGCGATCAACTCGCTGACTGTCATGGCTTCTCTCCGGGCGTAAGAGTGAAGCTCACGACACCAACGCAATGTGGCCGGTGGGGAGCGTGTACTTGCCGGGCGGCGGAAGCTGCCAACCACGATAGAAGAAGTTCGCCAGTTCCTTGTCTCCGCAGCCGTAAGCCTGCCGGCAGGCGTCGTCGAGATCCGTGGCGATAAACCAGCCGTCAATCTCGCCGTCCTTCATCTTGAGAATGCAGATCATTTCCGCTCCTTCTTCCCGTGCAACCTGGGGTCGATGTAATCCTTGCCGTCCGTATGCTTGCCGCCAATCGGATCAGCCCATTCGTTCCTGTTCACTGCTGCGACCGATTCAGCATCGGTGTTCTCGCGCAGGTGGTGTTTTTTCTTTGCTTTCTTCGGTCGTTGCATGGCGCTCTCCTAGGGTGTGGACCCTGATTTTACGCCAGTGACATCGGACACGGGCTGGGCGATGCAGCGCTTCTTGCGCCGGGCCTCGGCAACCATGCGATTGATGTGCCACTCGTTATAGGCTCGATCGTACCTGAACATTCCGTACACCCTGGCATGGCGCAACCGGAACGACTTCCACTTCTGTCGAAGCATCAGCCCGATGCGCGCCATCTGTACTGACCGAATGAAGCGCGATGTCCTTGGGCGCAGCGGCTTCACCCGTCACCTGATATCTGGCGGGATGACTTGGCGG